GGAAGGGGATGAAGTTCAGTGAACGGATCGAGGCGCGGGTTGGTTTGGAAGAGAAGCAAGAGGGGCAGCCGCGGAAGATCAAAATTGAAGGTGCTATGACGGCGAATGTTGTGAATGGCAACAAGCGCCGATATCCTGTGGATGTGGTGCGTTCAGCGGTGGATGAGTTAAGAAGCCATCTGAACGAGAGCGCGGGACAGGGGCGTGCCATTCAGGTACTCGGTGAGGCAGAACATCCGTCCGATAAGGGTGGGCGTCCGAACCTGCTGGAAACTGTGACCAAATGGGATGAGATCGCGTTCGACGGGACGCGGGTTGATCTCACCGGTCGCATTTTGGAAACCAGCAAGGGCAAAGACATCCTGACCCTGATGGAAGGCGGCGTGATGCCCGGCGTGAGCCTGCGTGGATACGGCGAAGGCAAATCTATTGGCAAGGGCGACGATAAAGTTTTTGAAGTGACGGAATTACACATCACCGGTTTTGACCTGGTGTTGGAACCGTCCTTTGAGAATGCCGCTCAATTATTCGAATCAATTAACTCACAAGGAGAATTTGAAATGAAAGAACTATTGGAACAACTTATGGAACTGCGCAAGGAACATCCTGAATTGTTCACTGGCGTAACCGAAACGCAAATGAAGCAGATGAGCGAAGATCAACTAAAGATCGTGGAAAGCACGATCCGCTCGATGTTGGGCATTGATGCAAAGACCGATATCGCTGAGGCTTTGAAATCGGTCAGTGAAAAGGCGAAGAAGTTCGATGAGAGCCAGAAGCAGAACGAGATCAAGTCCGCGATCGAAGAGGCAAGCAAGGATCTGCCGTTCGGCGCTGCGTTGAACAAGATGTTCACCGAAAGTCTCAAAGAGAATGAAGCCGAATTCACCAGCTCTGAGATGGTGAAGAAATTCGCCGAAAGTCAGCGCAAGCAGTTTGCGAAGATGGCAGCCGCGGGCGTGTTGAAGGGTCTGGGCTTTGATGAGTCCAAACGCTCGATCAAGGTCATCGGCGATGTGCTCGAAAATGAAACCGGCACCCCTGAGTATGGACGCGCTGCGTTCGAGATCACCGAATCCGTGCGCAAGCATGAGATGCGTCCGATGAAGGATCTCCGCAAGAATGAGAGCCGCGCTGCGCAGTTCACCGTTCAGTATCTGGAACGGTTCGACAAAACCTATCAACGCCAGTTGATGCAGGAAGCGCAGATGTTCGCTGAAGCCGAAGCCGCTTCGGACCTGAACCTGCCCTACTCCGTCAGCCGCGCGATCATCGCGGAAGCGTTCCCGAATCTAGTCGCTGCGAATGTGTTCGATTTCGGTTTGATGAACGGCAGCCCCGAAAATATCTTCTTTGAAGCCTTCACGGGCGAGACCGGTTACACCGTCACGATCACCGATGAAGTGGTCACGGGCGGCGCGGAAAATACCTGGTACGCATTGGCACATGCCAACGTTGTGCCCGGTACCGCCGTTGTGACCAGCAACCCGGCTGGCACCACCTGGGTGGAAGGCACCGATTACGTCATCGATTATGAACTTGGCAAGATCAAGTTCCTGACCGCGGGCGGAATCAACACCGATGATGTGTTGGTCGATTATGACTACAACGCCATCACCGAAGGCGAAGGCGCTGAAATTCAGCAAGCCAAGACCACGCTGAGCTATCAGACCATCACAGCCCGCGCCTTCCGCGTGGCAGATCAGATCAACAGCGAAGCGATCGTTTTCAGCCGCTCCCAGTTGGGTTGGGATGCCGTCGCTCGCACCATGGCAAACATCATCCGCGAAACAAAACGCATCATCGATCGCCACTTGATCGAGAAGGCTTTGGCGGCTTCGTTGAGTGTCGCTTCGAACAGCGGCGGCACCTGGACCAATGCCACTGACCCGTTCAGCGAATTCGCTGAGAAGTTGGGTTATGCCAAGGTCAAGGTAGCGAACCGCTACTATGAGCCCACCAGCTATTTGCTGAGCGTGACGAATTCAGATCTGCTTTCGAACTGGGACGGGTTCACCCGCACCGGTTTCCCGAATGCCTTGCTCGATGCGGCTGGCTTCGTGGGCGGCATCAAAGGCTTGCCCGTGTTCGCCTCCACCCAGATGCGTGATGGCTGGGGCTTGTGCGTGAACCGCGAATTGGTGATGCACCGTGTGCTGCAACCCATGCTCGTGAAAGGTCCGTTCCCCACTTACGGTTCAAACCGCAAGGTGATCGCCGCTGATCAATATTACTCGGAAGAGTACAACGGCACGATCGCACCGATCGCGAACAAAGCCGCGCATATTGTGATCGCGTAACCCCATTTGACCCCACCCCTAACCCCTCCCCAAATGATTACATTTGGAGAGGGGGATAGGGAATAAGCATATCTATTTTTTAGGAGAATAAAAATGGCAACCCCTGATGTAAATTTACGAAGTGGCGCGATCAATACCGGTAAGGTGATCGCTGCGAAGATTGGTGCTTTGGCTGTGACTACCGCCAAACTCGCCGCCAATGCTGTGACTGAAGCCAAGCTCGAAGTGGGCGCGGCTGGCGCTGGCTTGACCGGTCTCGTTTTGAAGTTCATCGCGAATGCCAATGTGATCGGCGGCATTCCGGTTTTGCATCGCATTGATATTGCGGCGGGCGCGCTCGGTGATACCGATGTGGTGCTCACGCATAAGACCCGCGTCATTGATGCGTGGTTGGTCTTGCGCGGTGCAGGTGTATCCACCACCACGTTGACCGTGAAGAACGGTTCGACCGCCATCACGAATGCCATGGCAGCCAGTGGCAGTGATAAGGATGTTGTCCGTGCGGCAAGCCTGGACGATGCGCAATGGGAAGTTGCTGCGGGCGGCACGCTGCGCGTCACGTCTGCGACCGGCGCAACCCAACCCGATGCGACCGTGTATGTGCTTGGTCATCGGGTAGCGTAACTTTTACCCCCACCCTGCCCTCCCCCAAATGCAACGAACGCATTTGGGGGAGGGAGAAGGAATAAGAAATGCCAACGATCAAAAATATAGGTAAACAGCAGCGGATGGTGGTGGATCGGTATTTATCACCGGGCGAGTCGCGCTATATCTCGCCGAAGCGCGTGGATGGTTTCAAGGGTGATCCTGATTTTGAGATCGTGGATGAAACGCCGGTAACTTTGTTGAAGGTGCAGATCGTGGATGATGAACCGCTTCAGGCTCAGCCGGAAGTTGATCCGGGTCTCGATACGCCGGTGAGTACACCGGCTACTCGACCAGCATCGAAAGTCAAACGGAGCAAGAAGAAATGACCAAGACGCTTGCGGATATGGTGTTGGATTTGCAGGAGGATGTGCCTGCGGTGGATGGTGCGCCAACGGATGCGCAGTATGAACGCGCAATCAAAGATGCCGTGGCGGAGTTTTCGCGTTTGTGCGGTTTGGAAAAGAACACCACGCTCAGCATCGTATCTGGCACGAGCACGTATGATCTGCCCGCCGATTTTTTGAAGGTGATCGAGTTCGATAGTCCGTTTGACCCTGAGCATGGGATCATGATATCAGCCACGGGCATTATCCCGTTTGGCGGGGCAGTGCCGTTCGAGGAAGAGATCACGATCCGCAATAGGCAGATGGTCATTTATCCAACCCCGGCATACACGATGAGCCGTTACCTGGAATATAAAGCCGCGTGGGTGTTGGATGAATCGGATGCGTATCCGCTCACGGATGATGAAGTGGAGATCGTGATGTTAAAGGCGAAGGCAATCGCGTTTGAGAAGATATCCAATGCGAGCGCGTCCGCTGGGTTCAAGTATTCCATTGGCAATATGTCAGTTGATAAGAGCGGTGTGAGCGATGGTTACAGCAACCGCGTGAGTGATTTCGAAGCGCGTTTTGAAAAGGCTTGCAAAGCCTATAACGGAGCCTATTCCACATGTTGACCCCCTCTGTCCTACGGACATCTCCCCCAAATGCAAAGTGCGCATTTAGGGGAGAAGGATTGGAATTATGTTAAGTGCCAATGATTGGGAGTTGATGCGTGCGCTCGCTGCGAATGTTCGCGCGGACCGGTCGGTGACGGTGGATATCCGGCGTGGTGAGACCGTGCTTGATCCGCAGGATGTGCGCATCGAAGCCGTGTCACGTGGATTCCGTTTGCAGAGTGATGCGGCGCGGGAGGCGAATAGCGCGGTGGTGATCTTCGGCGCGATGGATCTGAATATTGCGGTGGAAGATCGCTTGACGGTGGATGATGTTTTATATCGCGTGGTGTTTGTCAGCGTGAACCGCGATATCGATACGCAGGCAGAAGCGGTGGGTGTGGAATGAGCAGCGGATTTGAATGGGTTGTTTCACCGGAGGTCATTGCCAAGGGTCTCGATGACTATGGCGAAAAGGTTTTGGTGGCGTTGCAGGCAGTGGCAAATTATTGGGGGCAGAGTGTGCAGGATATCGCCAGGCGGGATGCGAATTGGGAAGATCGGACGGGCAATGCGCGCGGTGGTTTGTTCTTTGCAGTGGACGGTTTCGGGTTGAGTCCGATCACTGGCGAGGTGACACCCGAATCAAAAAGTGAAATGAGCGATGTGGCAGTGGAAAGCGGCGATCGGAATACGTTGATCATCACGCTGGGTCACACGGTTTTTTATGGCAAGTTTTTGGAATTATCAAACGGCGGCAGGTATGCCGTCATTATGAGCACTATGGAAAATAATTTGGGAAGCCTGGAACGTCTGGTTGCAGACGTGTTCAAAGGATAAAGGCGAGGCTATGCCTACACTACGACAACGAATTGATGGATTTCTGAATCCCGCGCAAGCACAAGCGGCGCAGACTACCACCACGCCTGCTCCATCGATCACTGCGGATGGCGTGTGGGAGAAGCTGAAAGCCGATCGCGAGCGTTTGGCGGTAATGAAGACCTGTTGCGAAATGTATGAGACCGATACGCGCGTGAAAAAAGCGCACCGGTTTTATGCTCGGGATATTGTGCGGGCGGGCTTCATCGTAAAGACCAAGGATCTGCAAGCCAGGCAGATCGCAGATGAGTTGCAAAAGCGTTTGAAGCTCAATCAGTTGTTGGAAGACTCTGTGCGTGAGACCAGCCGCGAGGGCGATTCGTTTTATGAATTGGTGGTTGATGATAACTTGGATATTGCAGAGGCATCGCGCAAGCCCACAGCCCAGGTACGGCGTAACAGCAATGCAGCCGATAAATTCGATAATGCCAGCCGCGCATTTTGGATGAGTTCGAGCGCCTGGTATAGCGGGGAACCGCCAGCCGATGCAGTATGGTTTCCTGAATGGCAAATCATCCATGCGCGGTGGGATCACGAATCCAATAAACGCTATGGCACGCCGATGTTTGCCAGTGCCACCGGTCCATTTAAGAAGGTGACGGATGGAGAGTTGAACGTCGCTGTGCGGCGCAAGGCAGGCGGCTCAATTGTTCGTCAACATATCATCGAGGGTTCACCAGCGGATGTGGAAAACTATAAAGAAAAAAACCAGGCTTCATTCGGGAAACTAGCTGCAGTTATCGATCTGTTTTCCAACAAGCCTGGCTCTTTGTATGTGCATCAAGGTGATGGAAATCTTGACAAGATCGGCGATGTGACGCATCACGTGGCGACGATGATGGCGGCGAGCGATGTGCCCATGGAATTGATCATCTATGGCGATGGCTTGAACCGCGATATTTTGGGTGAGAAAAAAGAAGAGTATGAAAACAATTTATCGCAGGGACGTGAATGGGTCACTGCCCAGGTCATTCAACCGTTGTTGGAGCGCCAATGGTTATTGAAAGGGATTCTGCCCGCGAGCGTGGATTATGAGATCGTGTGGCGCACTGCCAAGCCGTTGACACCTGCGGACATTCGCGATCTGGCGGATGGGTTGGCACGTTTGCGTGTGTTGGGTGTGAAGGAAGAAGTCATTCAGCAAATCGCGGCGATGTATCTGAAGAACGTGGATACAGAATTCATGAGCGGTGATGGTTTCAGCGCGGAGCAGTTCGCGAAGTCACTGCAAGGCATAAGCATCTAATGACAGTTTATTTGCAACCGATCGAGTTAAACGAGAAATCCAAGAGTGCGGAGTTGATCGCGCAGTTGGAGAAGGTGCCGTTGGGACGGATGTATCAGGCTTCGTTCAAGGCGGTGGTGCGGTTGCATTTATATTTCACAGGTAGAACGCACGAGCTATTTTTGCAGTTCACGAAGGAAGCGAAAGCGATCGTGATGGACCAGGCTGGAAAGAACCAGGTGTTGGATGGTTCATCTGGTTTTGCGGCGCAGAGTGAGTTGCTGAAGGCGTGGGGGGATGTGTTTACGACGTGGAGCGAGGAATTGCAGAAGGCGCGGATCGAGGCAGCATCCATTCCCTTCGGTGTACTAGCCGTTACACATGAACGTTTGGTCGTTGAGCAGGTTGGAAAGTTGGAAGGTTTGAAGGTTAGCGAAGGTCTCGATACGCCTTCGGCTACTCGACCAGCGTTGCAAGAGGCGGTTCAAGATGGTGTTTTTTCTCCGCAGCTTTCGGTGTTGCTGAATGCAGGGGCGGAGCATTTGTATGGCGATAGTTTGAACCTTTCGGCGCGGATCTGGCAGATCGACCGGGATGCACGCGATGGGATCAATAAGGTGTTGATGGCTGGCATTGCGAACCAGGATTCGGCGTGGAATATCGCGCAGCAGTTGGAACAATATTTGGGCGCGAATGCGGATTGTCCGCGGTGGACTTCGACGCGGTTGTATGGACGGACGAAGAGCGATCTGGCTACGGGCGATACGACCGGTCTCTTGCGCGGTGATCAATGCACCGGCTCGGGTGTGTCATACAACGTTTTGAGATTGGCACGGACGGAGATACAGAAGGCGCACGCGCTGGCGACGGACAAGGTACTTGACTCGCAGCCGTGGGTGAAGCAGGAACAAGTCCATTTGAGTGCGGCGCATCCTGAAACGGATATCTGTGATGAGACCGTGCAGGGCGGGGCGAACGGTGAAGGTATTTACGATGTGGGCACGGTGGAATTGCCATTGCATCCGAATTGTCTGTGCTACAAGACCGCGGTGTTGATGAGTGAAAAAGATTTCAGCAGCCAGTTGAATGGCTGGTTGAAAGGGGAGCAGGATTGGGCTGAGATGGATGCGTATGCCGAGATGGTTTCAGGTTCCAAGTCTCAAGTTTCAGGTTCCATCCTACCGAATGCGATCAATCTGGCGGTGTGGTTGTTTGGCGATAACTTGGAGAAGTGGTTGAAATGAGTTTATCTGATTCGATCAAGACGGCTTTGGAAGCGGACACGGCGTTGATGGCGTTGTTGACCGGCGGCGTGCATGTGGAAGTGGAAGAGATCAGCCGCCAGAACACGCCCACGGCGTTCGATGCGAATAAAGAGATCCTGCCGTGCGTGTTGATCAAGCATTCCACCGAAACGCCAGCGGGTCCGTTTTTGACCAGTGTGCGCACGATCGTGGTGATCTATTTTTATCAACGCCAGGGCTATACGGTTATCGAACCGGCGATGGGACTGGCGTTCACAGATCTGAATGAAAAACAGATCGGTGCAAATGTTTGGAATATTGAGTATGTAGGCGCTGTGTATCAACAACGAGACCAGACGTTAGATTGTCCACTGGGCTCGTTGAGATTCAATGCGGTGAGAAATTTATAGCTCACTGCATCAAACCAAGCCCCCACCCGACCCCCACCCAGCCTCCCCCATTTTGGAGAGCACAAAATGGGGGAGGAGAAGGGAATTAGGAAAAGGAGATAAAGCATGACTACAACACCTGGACAAAATGATAAACCGTTTGGACTGAAGCAAATCATTATCGAGAACCTGGGCGGGACGGCGCGCGTGAGCCTGCCTGCCGCTTTGGAACTTGGTTTTGAGGAGATGGTTGTTTCAGGCGAGTTCTATGGCAATGACGATTTGCAGGGACTCGTGACACAACCGCTCGGCGTGAAAGGGACGTTCAAACAGGGCGGCTATCCGTTGGAAGCCCTCTCGCTGATGACGGGTCATGACTACGCCGTAACTGGTTCCACACCGAATCAGGTAGCCACGCTACAGGGCGATTCACTTTCGTTCCCGTATTTCAAGATCTACGGGAAGAGCCTCGGCGATGAAGGCGATGATATGCACGTGAAGATCTTCAAAGCCAAGTTGACCAGCAGCCCCAAAGGGACGTTCAAGCGCGGCGAGTTCTTCATGCTCGATACGGAATTCACCGGCGTGAAAGTGGATGGCAAAGCCTTTGATGTGGTTGCCAATGAGACCGCGGACGATCTGCCCGCACTGCCCGGTTCACCCTCTGCTTTGAGTGTGACCACCGTCCCGGCAGATGCTGCAACCGGCGTTTCGGTTTCGGCTGATCTGACTGCCACGTTCAACAACGAACTTGCAGCGGGTGCAGAGAATGGCATCATTCTCACCTCCGCGGCGGGCGTACCGGTTTCGTGTGTCCGCACGATCGATGCCGCGCGCAAGGTTGTGACGTTGAACCCAGCCAGCTCTTTGAGCGGCACCACCGATTACCTGTTGGTGATCGCGGGCCTGCATGATGTGTTCGGTCAAACACTGGCAGATACGGTGAAGAACTTTACAACGGTCTAGCGGTTAGCTTTTAGACCCCCACCCTACCCTCCCCCAAATGCAAAGAACGCATTTGGGGAAGGGAGAAGAGGAAGTATGGCAAAGAATAATGGTTTGACTGCATTGAAACAATCACAGGCAGACAAGCGCGTTGATCTGGCACAGTGGCGTGCGGCGCGGTTGCATGAATTGAAACTCCCCAGCGGACTGGATGTGAAGGTCCGCGATGTGGATATGACTGACCTGGTGTTGACGGGCGCAATCCCGAATACATTGGTGGAATTATTGGGCGATGAAGAAACGCAGAAGCTGAGCGAAGAAGAAGTTGGTAAGAAGATGCTCGGTGAGAACAAAGCGGAATTTGTCACGTTCATCAGTGTGATCGTGAAGGCGGCATTGGTGGAGCCCGCGATCGGGGATGTGCCAGATGATACGCACATCATGCTCGATGAACTTTCATTCGCAGACAAGATGCAGATCTTCAACTTTATAAACCGGGATGCGAACGCGGTGCGTCCCTTTCGCGAAGGATCTGCGGAACCTGTTGCGGCTGCATAACCAGGCAGAAGCCTACGGTACTTTGCCGAGTGTGATCCTGGGTTTGGAAACCCTATGGGGCGCTTGGCAATTGAACGAAGTGACCTTGATGGTGGGGCGCCGCGTTGAAAAAAATATGACGGAAAAGAAAGACCCGTGGGCAGGCTTCAACACGCAGCCCTCAGCCCTCGGCGGCAAATTAAGAAGTTATCGCAGTATGAAGACACTGGCGAAAAAGAAAGTCAAGATCAGAGAAGATGGAACTTGGTGATTGACATGCAGAACGTCTGTTTTGTTTTGGAGTAATAAATGTCTGTTCAATTAGGTAGCGCATACGGAAAAGTTTCGCTCGATATAAAAGGAATGCTGAGCGGCATCACAGAGGGCAAAATGGGGCTTGCTACTTTGGGTGAAGCTGGCATTCAACTCGGCAACACGATGCGCAATGTTGGGGCAGGGTTGACGCTGGCAGTTACGTTACCGATTATCGCAGTGGGAAAGAGCGCCATTCAAATGGCGAGTGCCATGAATGAAACCAAAAATAAAAATAAAGTTGTTTTTGGAGAGATGGCTGATGATGTAGAAAAGTGGTCTCAGACATCAGCGGAAGCATTCGGACAAAGCCAACAACAAGCTCTGGAAGCTGCAGCGACGTTTGGAAATCTATTCACTTCGATGAAGATCGGAAAAAAAGAATCTTCTGAGATGTCTATGAGTTTGGTGCAATTGGCAAGTGATCTTGCATCTTTCAATGATGTTGATCCCAGTATAGCACTGGAAAAATTGCGAGCAGGTTTAGTTGGTGAAGCCAGACCCTTACGCGAGTTTGGAATACGACTTTCGGAAGCTGAAGTTGAAGCCAAAGCGTTGAGTATGGGCTTGGTTCAAACCAGTGTGGATATGACTAAGGTAAAAGGTGCTGCGCTGGACTTGAAAGTGGCACAGGAAAAATTGTCACAGGCACAGCGGGGGGGGGGAGTAGATGCGGATGCGGTTGCAAATGCGCAAAGTCGGGTTGCAAATTCAGCCGATGCCGCCCAACGCGCACAACAGCGCCTGGCAGATGCTCAAACAGCCGTAGCGCGCGCACAACGTGATCTGCAAGTATTACTCGATGATAAAGATGTCGAGAAAAATTCATTGAGGGTTATCCATGCGCGCGAACGTGTGGCAGATGCAGAGAAGAGAGTGCAAGAGGCAATGGAAGGAGTTTCACAAGCATCACGACACGCAAGTGAAGCCTCCGAAAAATTGAATAAGGCACAGATACCAGAAGCTGTTGATGCACTCAAAGTTTCTGTGGCTCAGCAAAAAGTCGCAGAAGCTCAAGATGCCGTAAAACGATCTCTGCTGGGCTCGAATGTTGAATTAACAGAAGCACAGAAGTTACAGGCACGCTATGCCCTCATCATGGAACAATCTGCCAACGCGCAAGGCGACTTCGCCAGAACGTCTGACGACTTTGCAAATAGTCTGCGCACATTACAGGCTTATTGGGGGAATACTTTGGTCATTATCGGAAATATGTTTCTGCCGCTCGCAAACAAGGTGGTTCATATATTGATTGATATATTATCTGCGTTTCAAAAATTGACACCATTTCAACAAAAGATGATTACGGGTTTCTTTCTTTTGGCAGCTTCAGTAGGTCCTATCTTGGTTGTGTTGGGCGTTCTGGTTTCCATGATATTCAGAGTAATTACAGCGATCGGTTTGCTGGGTCAAGCAGGCATTGTTTTGCCGGGGCTGGCAGCTGGAATTAGTTCCATTGGCACGGCAGTTACGGGATTAATTCCTGCGTTTGGAGCATTGAGTACCACAGCAGTACCCGCTATTGGGGCAATTGGGGCTGCGCTTTTGCCTTTATTGCCAGAAATATTATTGGTCGCTGCGGTGGTTGGTCTGCTTTATTATGCCTGGAAGAAAAATCTTTTTGGTATTCAGGAACTCGTGGCAAGATCAGCGGCGGGGTATCGGCAAGCCTGGCAACGCTTTACTGATTGGTGGAAGGAAAATACAAACCAAGCCGGTCAGGAAGTCCATGCTTCGATGATCCAATCTAGCGAAGGGATTTCGGCTGCCTTCGTGAAGATGGGCACTGATATTCGCACTAGCTGGCAGAGTTTCACGAGCTGGCTCAGTGGTGCAGTTTCAGGGATCGCAAACTGGATATCGAAATCATTTTCATCGATCAATTGGGGACAGGTTGGAAAGAATATCCTGTTTGGCTTGGCAAACGGCTTGTTGCTAGGTCTGCCCGCGTTATTGGCAATTGTGGTGAAGGTCGCGCAATCGGTGCTGGCACAGATCAAGAAATCGTTGGGCATTTCGTCACCTTCGAAGGAAGCGATGAAGCTGGGTGCATTCACGGCACAAGGTTTTGCATTGGGAATGCAGACGATGAGTCCCGAAGCGATCACGCGGTCCCTGACGAAGCCGATCACGCAGAACAGCAGCTCGCAACAGCAAGTTATCAATATGAATATTGCAGGCGGTCTCACCACGCACCAGGTGCGCGGCATGATCGAACAGAATAACGAGGTTTTGATGAATACCATGATCGGAGCGTTGAGCAATGGCTGATTTCAAAATCGGAACTAGTGAAGGCGGCATGACCAATATCGAATCACTGACCACGCCTTTGCCGTTGCCGCAGTTCGATTTTCTGCCCTTTGCCCGCACGGTGCACAAAGGGAACGGCGGCATGCGCGGCGTGGGTTTCCCCGTGGCAACGTGGACCTTCCAATTGCTCAGCCTCGCTGAATATACCCAGCTCCGCACGTTTTGCACGGGCGCTTCGGCGGAGGTCTATATCCGGACGCGCATCGATGATGACACGTATGCCAATTTCTTCGTTAAGATGATCTGTCCCAACGATGGCATGGGGCGCTGGTATGGCAACCGCAAAAATTATGTGGTCACATTCCGCAATATGGTGGCGTTGTAATGGCACGCGCGATCACATCTCCTGAGTTGGCTTTGTTGCGTTCTGATACGCAGTGGTCGAAGTTTTATTTGGCGATCTATAAGCCCAATACGATCTACACGGCTTTGCTGAATGGCGCGCCGTCTACGAATGACCGTGTGTATCAGATCACGTTTGATGGCGGCGCGGGGACGCTGGCGAATGTGAAGCCGAACATGACGCTGTATGTGGGCACGTCCGCGGGCGCGTATGATCTGGGTGTGTGCCGCATTCGCAAGGCGCCCATTGCAGGCACGTTCTATATTGGGCTGACGAGTGAAATTGATTGGGCGGATAATTGTTATCTGACGGTGGTGGATGATTTTGACCTGTGGGCGAAACATGCGACCATCGATGCGGATGTGCTTTCGATGGATGTGGATATCGCGTATAGCGATCAACATTCGAACTTCAACCCGGTGCCGGTGTTGGGTCCGCACGCGGTGGTATGGTTAGATTCTGCAACAGTGGATGTGGAATTTGATGGGTCAGACTCATGGGTGATCGGTTCGTCCATCACCGGGCATGTCTGGACCGCACCAGGCGCTTCAGCAACGAGCGGCTTGACCACCGCCACGCCCACGATCACCTATGACACGCCGGGCTGTTATTCCGTGTATGACACGGTGACGGCAGCCAACGGCAAGTCCACGCTGGGGGTGCGGCATGTGTTCGTGTATGACCGCGCAGACAATCAACCAGCGACGGTGTTCCAGCTTTCGCAGTGCATTGGCGATCACGATACGGGGGGGTGGATGTTTGACATGAGCATGGAAGCCGAAGCGACGCTGGCAGAAATCCCTGACCGGGCGTTGGTGGTGCTCTTCGCTGAGGATTGGTATGGGACGACGAAGCAGAACATCGGTCCGGTTTTGAACCGCGAGAACATCGTCTGCGTGGGGCGCATTGTGGGCGAGTCCCTGCGTTGGGATAGTGAAGGCGGGCTGGTCCATTTCACGGTGCAGGGTTTGCAGCACTGGCTGAATAAGATCAAAACGTTTCCGGTCGATCTGGATTCTGAACTGACCGTCACGAGCTGGTCGCAGATGTCTAGCTTGACGGTGGATCGGGTGTTATGGCATACCTTGTATTGGCATTCAACTGCCATCGAGACCATGGATTTTTATCCGACCAACGATGCGCGTTATGCCGCGGATGGAAAAACGATTGCCGCC